TCTCAGTAGTTACTTCTACCCATCCGATTTGAGCCATATCAGAACCTGATACTGCATACTTATCTTTAAGGATAATTGGAGAACATTCAAAGATGTCATCATCTGCTTCTAAAGAACCATCCATTCCGACTTGTCCTTTTTTGAACTCAGAACCGTAAATGAATATAGTATACTCATCTGCTGCTGCTTTAGTCATACCTAATGCTTCGTAGAAAGCTACATCAATAGTTCCTGCTCCTGTATCTACTGCTGTTACAATAGCTTTGTTGCTTGTAGCTGTAGCTGTAGAACCTGCATTTGGAGTAAGCATAACTGTTTGACCTACTCGAATAGCGATAGCACCTGCTGTACCGATAGTTGTAGCACGGTTTGGCACTAATGCATCATTAATAGTAAATGTAGCTGTATCTGCATTAGCTAATACTGCTGAAGTACAGTCTACATACTTAGTGTGAAGTCTTCCTTGCTCAGCCCATTTAATAAGGTCAGAGTTAGAAGGCATTTCTGCTCCTACCATTCTAAGGAATGAGGAGATTGTACGATTACCATATCTCTCAAATTCTTTCTCATAAGTATCAGGTAGATACTGATTCAAGAAATCAAAGTTGGTAATATAATTTGTTGCGAGTGGGACTTGCTGTGCACTTGGCTGCAAATCAAACCCGGGGGTTGTTTGGACACTTCCTGCCATAATTTTTCTTTTTTTTAATTTTTAAACTTATTTTTTACTTCTAATTTTTAAACCTCTACCCGAGTCGCTGCCGAGAGATTTAATTTGCATCCCGCCTTTAGAAGTTACTTCAGGTGTTCTGCGTTCAGACATATTAATGTTTTTCGTCTTACGCATCACATCGTCAGTTGCCTCTGCTTTACCTTGTTCGTAAAAGAACTTGGCAAACTTTTCAGGATTCATTGCAATAGACAAAGCCTTGTGGTATCCTACTGCATCTTCGATAAGTCCATCTTCATTTAAGAACTTTCCTATAAAGTTCTGTGGGTCAGATTGGATTTTCTTCAGTTCAGTAGCATCACCCGGAGAATACGTTACCTTTTTATCGTCAAGCGTGAACTCAAAACCTTTGAACTCACTTCCGAATACGTTATCAGTTTTCTTAGTAAACCAATCACGCTTTCTCTGTATCGTCTCTTCGTAAGTCTTTGATGACTCTATATATTGTTTATATGCCTCAAGGTCTTTCGCATCACTTTCAGAAATAGAACTCCGGCTTGACTCAAGGGGAACTCTGTACTTTTCCTTCTGCTCATTGAAATACTTCTTGGCTTTAGCAATAGTCTTTTTTCTTGCTATTTTGATTTTCTTAATGTCCGCATCATCATCTAAATCCTCATCGAAAGAATATTCATCCATTAACATATCAATGTCTTCGGAGTCTAATCCTTCCTCGGTTGCACTAAGATATTCTCGTAGCAATGTATCAGGGGTTAATTCATCAAAGTCTTTGCTTAACTTAACAAAGTCATCAATTCCTCTCCCTGTTTCTTTTTTATACTTATAATAAGCTGCAACATCTTCAGGCATCTCTTCAGATTCCTTAGCTGCTGTAAGCTCATCAAGAGAATTAATTTCTCTTCCGTACTTATTCTTAATAAATGAAAGAACGCTTTCCTCATTTAGCTCTGAGGGTTGAGCTGTATCTTCTTCTTCTTCGGTTTCTTCTTGAGCAACAACATCAGTCGTTTCTTCAGATTCAACCTCTTCAATTAACTTTTCTTCGTGCTTTTCGAGTAACTCCTGTTCAACTTGCTGTACAGACTTTTCCTCAACAACACCTACTTCTTTTACTTTAATTTCCATTTGATTTGATTTTATGCAAAATTAAACAAAAAATAATTATGTTTTTTACCTAGGTTCAAACTCAGCTAGGTCAAATCCATCTAGACTATCCTCGTTAGATTCAAAGGTCATAGGTGGTAAATTATTCTTTCTTTGATTTATTAGTTTTGATTGCTCAGAGTTTTGTTGGCTAATTCTATCTGATTTAGCTTTTTCTCTATTATCTTCTCTTTTCTGAAGTTGGTCTGATTCGATTCCTCTAAGCTGCATATTAAGATTAAACTCTTTATCCATTAGCCTTTCTTTGAGCATTGCTTCGTTTTTCATCTTCTCTATTTCAAACGCTACCTCTGCTTGCTTAAGTTGCATTTTAGATTGAGCTTCTGCTTGCATTTTTTGCATAGATGTTTGAGCAGCTAACTGTTGAGACTGCATTTGTTGCTGTGCTTGCATAGCTTGCTGCTGCATAGCCATCTTCTCTTCTCTATCTTGTTTTGCTTTACGCTTAACTTTTAATAATTGATTAGCAACTTTAATATTTCTAATTTCACGAATATCAATTGCATCCTCAAGGTTTATACCACCTTTAGATAATGCTACTTGTATATTTTGCTCAAGCATTGCTTTTTGCTCTTCGTCAGGAGAAACTTCAATAAAAATTCCAAAGTCATATAAGTATAGCTCATTTATGTCATCCAATATAGATACATTGTACTTACCTATTTTATTAATAAACTCATCCTTAAAATCAGAATATTCTAATACATCACTAACTCTGTAAGATAAACTTTCGGCTAGTGACCTGTACATATAAAGACTTCCATCCAATATATGTCTAGTGGCTGTATTTGAGTTAGCTGCTGCTAGTTTTTGTAATCCAACCAACGAATCAGGGTCAGGCATACTTCCATCTCTAGCTTCATTAAGACCCGTTACATTTCTGATTTGGTTTAGATAATGATTATAATTACCAATAAGCATTTGAGTTTTAGATGCACCTGAGTTAGATGTTAGCTGCTGTATTGGTACTCTTGCGTTGTTAAATTCACCATCGCCTGTATAGCTTCTACCAATAACACTACCTGTTTGGAAATATAGTCTTAATGCATCTTCAGGATTGTATGCTGCTCCTGTACCTAGGTCTACTTCATTTAATCCATCGGCATCAATAAACACACCATCAGGTACAACCTTAGCAATAACTTGCTGTAGTTTTAAATGAGTAATCTGAATCAAATCAGCAAATGGTATCATACGTCTTACTAAAGACTCAATAACACCTTTATACATTCTTGGTGCTGTAGCAACGTAGTTAGGAAGTGCGTGCTGTGTAGCAGACTTTGGTCTTACCATATTCTCAGCCATCTCCCACTTGAGTATTATATTAGTACCCATAACCATAACACCGTTATACCACACATCAATGGTTTTTTCTACTTTTTCAAATGACCCTTCCTCCATCATCTCTTCGGGTGGATTGAATTGGTCATCTTTTTCTACCATTGATATAGCTCCACTATCTTTAATCTTTTTCTTATATACAACCTTCTTAGTTGTCTTATAATTAAAATACATTAAAGTAGTAGTATCTCTATAGAATATATCGTTGTCATAATACTGAGCTACATTATAGTAATCATACCAAGACTGTCCATGCTTAGATATTTCCTCTAAGTCTGCATTTGTCAAAGTTTGGTCTATTTTCTTTAGCTCAATAATTGGAACTGTTTTAATCTCACCCCAATAAAAACAATCTTTAAAGTTAGGGTCTTCGGTGTAGCTATAAACAATATTGGCAGGGTCAACATATTCAACCTTTACGCCTGAACCCGGCAAAAACTCTGTCTTAGCTACACCGATTCCTAATACAGTTAAGTCATAATCAATCCTTTTACGAATGTCATCGTAATGATTTTCATCAAACATTGTATCAATAGCAGTCTCTTCTGCTATCTCAATTGCAGGCTTATAATTAAGCTGCATATATAATGCTAACTCTTCATCTGTAGATGGCAACTCTTCAGGGTCTACAGAAAAAGGGTTAACTGCCGTTTTTTGCTCAATATTTTTTAATATATCTTTAGCAAGCATTTCACCTTGAACCAATTGCTGAAACTTGCTTCTTTTAGATTGAGATATTGCATCTTGAGAATATGCCTTAACTTTAAATAATCTATCAGACATTCCGTTGACAACAATGTCAACAAACTTAGGTAGTATAGGAACAGGTGTCCAATCTAGGTTTAAGTATGATAAATCACCATCTACGGCTAACTCATTTTTATATTTTCCTACAGATTGCTCTCCTCGAGCATATAGTTTTAGTCTGTGAAATTCTCCCCATTGGCTGTAAAATCTACATTGTCTCCCATCTTTCTTGAACCATTCATATTGAATTGCTTGTCCAATCTGCAAACCAAATTCATCAGTAGCCTTCTCGGCATCTGATACAAATTGACTAGGGAATCCTGTAGATGATATGTTTATTTTAACATCGTTCATCTAATAATTTCGCTAATATTTCCTTTATTGCTATACTTTGCAAAGTTAATCTTTATTTTTGATTGTTTTTTCTCCGACACGTATAGATGCTTTTGTGTAGCCATAATTGCTAACCCTGAACTTATCGAAGCATCAAACTTTGTTCTATTGGTTATATCAAACTTTGCCCAATCCTCAAGAGTTCTAGTAAATGGCATAGAGCCTATGTCTTCTGAATCTCTATATGTACCTTCTACATCAAACCCTACATACTTCTCTATATATGACTCAATAGCTGCTGCGTGTGCCTGCTTAACATCCTCACTACTATTAGGTATGCCACCTAATTCTTTTTCTGTTTTTGATAACTTATTGTATGACTTGTCAGGTCTGTTTGTGCAGAACCCTCTGTATCCCCTGTTCTTAAAATGATACAGCAACCTTGGCTTGTTATTCTCTATAAGTATTGGCATTCCATAAAATACGCAAGCCATTAATACCTCTTCAAAGAATATCTCTGCTGTCTGTGGTCTAGCTACATACTCCAAGAAAAACTCATTACTCGGTGCTTCATCCATATTAAATGTAGTTACTCCGTGCAATGCTCCATTAGAACCGCCCCCACCTACAGTACCTGATATATCATATGAGTCACAACCAAACGCACCTATATGGTCATTTCCGGGATACTTAATTCCGTTTCTATCAATGACTCTATTTTGTAAGTTCTTGTTAGGTGTCCAACTTACATTGAACCTACCACGCTTGTCAGGGCTAAACACAACCTCACTATCCTTAACCCCATTCTTCCAATGGAAACTACCTCGTGTTATATGATGCTCTTTTATTAATGCATCGTTATAATCTATCTGCTGATATATCTTAGTTAAGTTAAATATTGATTGTTTACTTTCATCTCTGAATGCGTGTGACTCTGTTCGTGGAAACTGACGATAAAATTCATTCAACGCATCTGCATCGTTCTTCAATGAAGATACTTCATTCTCCCAATAGTCTACTGCACCCTGAGATATCATTTCATTATCTACACCTAGCACAGACTTAGCAGGCTTTCTAAAAACAGGCATCCCAAACCTATCTATGAATCCTTCCATATTCCATTCCATTGGGATGAAAAGTGAATACATACCACTCTTAGTCTGACCGTTTGAATTACGATTTAAAACATTAGAGTCATTATATAGCTTTTTAAAATTATCACCACCCTTGTTAAGTGCATTAGATGTAGAACCCATCATACACTTACCTATAATCTTACTACCTAGTCGTAAACACGTTTTAGTTACTCGCCAATTGTTTAGAATATTATTTGGCTTTATCCACTTACCACTCTCATCGTGTACTAGCAATAATAACTTCTCACCATCATAGCTGTTATCATCCGTGTTCTTCCAATCTATTGTGGTGTCCAACCCAAACAACTCATCATCGCTTGTGTCGTACATATTTTTCTTTGTAATTTTTGCTGCCGGGATACGGAATGCAAGCTCTGTCTTCGGCTTATCCATACCATCCATAATAGGCTTGAAAAAGAAAGGTAGCCTACTATTTATAGGAACAACCTTATCAGTAAACATCTTCTTAGCATCCGAACCTGTTTTAGATAATATACCAACCCTAGCATCCTTTGCAAGCGTTCCTGTATTAACACACTCAGATGATGACATAAAAGAAAACCCTGAACGTCTTATCTTAAGATATGTCATACCGAAACTTCTTTTGTCAGCCTTACAAGCCTCCCAAAATATATATAATATACGATTTGCTTCACGATAGTCCGGATACCCAACATCAATAGATGTCCATTGCAGGTACATATAATGTGCTCCTGTCATATATGTAGGTACGCCATTGTTCATAAACCAATGCCCATACTCTCGTGAATCAAATTCAGATTCAATATAATCAACCCATCTATCTTTAAATTCAGATGGCTTATCGTTCCATTGGAATATGGATTGAATCTTCTGTAAGTCTTTTGGTATTTCTTCTCTCTGCCAATACTGCTCCTCTTTCTTACCACTTCTTTTGTACACCTTATTAGGTACTAGTGGTAATGCTATAGGCAATCCCTGTATAGAAACTATCTCGCCTATCTCTCCGGTCTTAGATATGATAATCATATCATACTTTTCGTCATATCCATACTTCCACGTTTTTGCCTTGTTTTTATTTTTCAAGACACTCTTTGGAACGTAATCTTCTAGCGTGACGTATAAGTTATTTTGACCTTCGTTCTGCAAATCCTTGTTTTGTATCTATCTTACTTTTACCTTTTTCAGCAGACTCTAATGCCTCCCTTTCAAGTTCTATCCTATTTAATATCTCAAACGCATCAAATATTGCTAACTTCTTTGTAGCTGCTGCATTCTTTAGTTTATCGGCAGACAAATCATCTTCCGGGTCGTGCTTTATAATATCTTCCTTAGCAACCTTTATTAGTTGCTCAACAGCCCTATGACCTGCCTGAATTATTTTTTTCTTTGTTTCCTTTACATTCATAGGCTCATTGTTACTTGATGGTCGTATACTCTATATAGCTTTTCATCATCAACCGTAAACTCATACTCGCTATCAGGAGTAAAGCTAATTCTATCCCCGGGATTCAATCCCATAGATGTCAGATACTCGTTTGGATACTTTATTATACCTACTAA